CCGCTGAAAACTTCCAGAGGCGCGTATTGCCTTCCCCACGAATCAGACACCACACATAGGCTGGTGCTGCAAGATGATATTGAAGTCTGCAACGGACTGACGGGCTTTTGTGATGAACTGGTGAACAAATACCCCAATGCCATCATCGCCCTTTTCAACAGCGGGTATGGAGCCGCCAACGCGCCTGAATACGCTATTTTCAAGTCGAACTTTCTTTATGGTCCCGCCATCATTATCCCGCTCCACTATCTTGAAATCATGTACTCGTTTCTCGACAGGACAAATCCAGAGTTCAGTCATAGCGACTGGTTCTATTCATTGTTCGCGTCTATGTATCAAATTCCGATGATAACACTGAATCCAGTCTGCATCAGGCATTTGAAACTTAATTCCGAAATGGGGCATACGGGTAAAGACAGGGTAAGCAGCCCGAAAGTCTTTGAGAGCAATCCAGAGATTGGAAAGTACAGGGACTTGGTTGGCACCTCGTTCATATTGTTCAAAAACACGAAGTTAGATTACAACAAATTCATAACCAATAGTATATGATATTCTATTCAGACAAAAATGTTTACGAGGCCGCAAAGGACAGAATCCGTTGGATTTTCGATGAGTTCAAGGGTAAGAAGATTGTAGTCTCTATCAGTGGCGGCAAAGACAGCACCGTACTTTTGTATCTGGTGAAGGAAATCATGGATGAGCGGGGCATTGAGAAAATCCCCGTCCTGTTTCTCGACCAAGAGGTTGAGGCTCCACAGGTCATCGACTATATCAGGGAGACAATGCGCCTTCCGTGGGTTGAGCCGTACTGGATTCAATCCTTTTTCCAAGAGTGGAACGCCTCGGCTGGCGAGTGGTTCAATGTGTGGGGTGAGGGTGAGCAATGGTGCAGACCCAAAGAACCGACTGGAACCTACACGGATTGCAGTTACAAGGTCACGAAGATGTTCAACGATGTGCTTGACAGTGTAGCGGAATATCATTTCGGTGCGGACCATATCAGGCTCGGTGGAGTGCGGACGCAAGAATCACCCATCAGGCGTTTGGGACTGACCAAAGGGGAATGCTACAAAGACATCACTTGGGGTAAGAAGGTTCCTTGCGGGCTGGTGCTTTATCCAATCTGGGACTGGCTCCTGAATGATGTGTGGTACTACATTTTCAGTAACCGCATCCCCTACTGTAAACTCTATAACTACTATTTCACCATGAAACCCTTGCAGAAATGCAGGGTCAGTTCTTTTATACATGAAAACTCAATCCAAGGCTTGAAGGAAATCAAGCAGGTGGCACCAAAGTTTTACGAGGCGGCGTTGCGCAGGGTGAAGAATGTCAATACTACGGTGCAGTCTTACGAAAGTCTGTGGCAATACGCGCAAAACCTTCCACCGTATTTCCAAAGCTGGACGGAATATGTTGAGTACCTTGCAGACAATCTCGTTGCCGACCCCGAAAAGGCACGGGTAATCAAGCAGGGCTTCAACTCATCAGTCAAGAATTGGGCAAAGAAGTTCGGGAAGTTCACAGAGGGCATAGAGTATGCAGAGCGGCAACTTGGACTTTGCTGTGTGCAATCCATCATTTCAGAGGATTTCGAGCTTACCAAGATGCAGAATGAATCATACAGAATATCAATCTACTACAATAAAAATCATGGACGCATTAAAAAAGCAAATCAGGAAACAGTTTGATGAGGCAGACGATAAGTTTGCCTTTTTGAACGAATTGCGGGATTTCCTTTTCTCTATCAGTCCAGAGAAAGAGAATCCAGTTGAGCGGGTGCTTTGGATTGAAAAGGATATGGTTGTGGCAAACAATTACAACCCGAATAGCGTGGCGCAAAAGGAAATGAATCTCCTTTACACCTCGGTTCGTGAAGATGGCTACACCCAGCCCATCGTCACCATCTGGGACGATGATCTGCAAAAGTATGTCATTGTGGACGGATTCCACCGTAATCTTATTTTGCGCAAGTACCCAGACATCGAGGAACGCTGCCACGGTCGCCTTCCAATCGTGGTAATCGACAAAGACATTGACCAAAGAATGGCCAGCACCGTAAGGCATAATAGGGCGCGTGGCTCACATTCGGTTGATGGCATGGTGAACATCCTTTTCAAGATGATGAAAGATGGGTGTTCCGAAAAGGAAATCTGCGACAAACTTGGCCTTGAACAGCGTGAGTTCGTCAAGATGAAATTCATTACGGGCTTTGCCAAAATCTTCAAGGATTACGAATACAGCAAGGCCGTTGACAAAATTATCGACACCAAAACATTGAGAAACGATGAAGATTGAACTTGTAAAATTGAGCGACATCACCCCGTATTTCAACAATCCGAGGGAAAACTTCAACGCGGTGGCTCCGGTCATGGAGAGCATCAAGCGTTTCGGCTTCACGAAGCCAATCATTGTGGATAAAAACGGCGTTATCATCGCGGGCCATACCCGCTATATCGCGGCCTTCCAATTAGGAATGAAAAAAGTGCCTGTCATCTATTCCGATATGGATGAGGAAAAGGCCAAACTATTCAGGATTGCAGATAACAAGCTGGCCGAAAAGTCAGGCTTTGACGAAGACGCATTGGTTGAGGAATTGCGCAAGATGGAAGTGCCAGAGGAAATGCAAGCCTTTTTCTTTGAGGACATCAAAGACCTTTTGAACTTCGATTATGGCTCAATGGAAATCCCAGCCGACAATCCATTGGATGATGAAGGTGGGGAACCCACTGACGAAAGCGGGAATGATACTGGTGAGGAACCAGACGAAGCCAGCGAAAATGAGCATGAAGTTTATGTGCCGTACACTGAAAACGGGAAACGCTTGATGAGAGTGGTTTGCCCATATTGCAACAATGTAGAGACAATTGAGCTATGAAAACCGTTGATGTGATTATCCCGTGCAACACCAATTCCGTTATCACCCTTGCGATAACGGAATGTTGCATTCATTGTTTAAGGCAATGCGAGAATGACAGTTTGAAGTTCTTTATCGTGATTGTGGAGCAAAACAACGATGTTGAATGGGGTGAAGCGGACATGACGCTGCACTATGATTTCCCCTTCAACTTCAATAAGGTACTGAATCACGGGGTAAAGAACACCGCCAACGATTACATTATGATTCTCAACAATGACGCTTTTGTATGCAGGGGCGCAGTTGATGAAATGCTCAAAGCGTTTGACTATGGTTTCAGTTCGGTTTCGCCTGTGGACGGGTTGAGGCCAAAGGATTTCAAGTCAAGGTTCAAAGAAGGCTATCGTATTGACGGTGGTCAGGGCTTGGGCGAAGTCAAAGGCTTTTGCATATTGCTTCAAAGGCAAGTATGGGAATGTATTGGCGGCTTTGATACGCAGGTTATGTTCAACGGCTCGGATGACATCTATATTGACCAACTGCAATATCACGGGCTGAAACATTGTGTGGCCAACAATGCCACTGTTTTGCATATCGGAAAAGTCCAGAGAAACCAACTGGATAAGACGCAAAGGTTTCTATTCACAGAGACGCAATGCGGATTGTATCATGTAGTTAAGAACAAATACAAAGCACCAAAGAAATGAAGAAACGCGAAATCATTGAATTGTCGATAGACGACATCAAGCCCTATGACGGGTCACACCGTTTCGAGGCGGCAATACCAGCATTGGCCGATTCGCTGAAAAAGTTCGGCCTTCAACAGCCCGTGATTGTGGATAAGGACCATGTAATTGTGGCGGGCAATGGAATCTACTTCGCAGCGGTCAAGCTCGGCTGGAAGTCTCTGGAATGTATCGTGCTTGACAATCTCACGGATGAGCAGATTGCCCAGTATCGAATCGCCGATAACAAAACCTCGGAGTTCGCCAAATGGAACGAGGCAAAGTTGAAAAAAGAGGTTTCCTGCCTTCAAGACCCAAACGAACTGCAATTTTGCTTCGATGAGAGCCTTTTGTCTCTAATCGGGGCAAATACCCAACCCAAAGAGGAAAAACAGCCTCAGAAGGCTAAAAAGGCCGATGGAGAGGATAATTCAGCAAGCAACGACGGCAAATCCACGGAAAAGGTGGAGAAATCCGCTGATAACGACTTCAAGGAAAACATCAAGGCAACCGAAAAGAGTATGCAGGCTGAACCAGTTCAGTACATGGAATACACCTGTTCGGCTTGCGGCAAAACTGTAAGATTCAAGCTATGAGTAGGAAACGAGAGCCAGCGGCCAACGATAAGATTTGGCAGGTGATGAAGAATCCCTGCGGTCGGCCTCGTGTATTCAGTTCGCCACAGGATATGTGGAACAAAGCCTGTGAATACTTCGCTTGGGTTGATGCCAACCCGTGGCAAAAGAAGTCAGCAAGCAACGGATTGAACGATACAAGCAAGTCCCGAACCAACACCGTGAGCCAACGCGTGGAAGTCTATCAGAGGGCTTACACGCTTTATGGTATGTGTGCCTATTTGGGCATTGCAAAGTGGGCTGACACGAAGCGAAACTATATGGAGCGCGAAGGATTTTTAGAGGTCATTAACGCGATAGAGCATGTCATCATGAGCCAACAGGTGGACGGTGCTTTGCTCCATCAGTTTGACAGCAATCTCGTTGCGCGTCTGAATGGAATCGCGGACAAACAGATTACAGAGGTGACGGGCAAAGACGGTGCGGATTTCTCCGCTTTCCCGAAACTGACCAACGAAGATATTGAAATGGCACAAAGATTCAGCGACAGCATACCGACCAAACCCAAGCAATGACCAATGACTTTGAGGCATATTGCGAGATAATGAAAAGGGCTTGCCTATCCTCAACCTTGGTGTTCACTCAAAAGATGTTTTGGGCTATGAATAAGCACGAATACATTGTGGGTGAGCACCATAGGCTTATATGCAATGCACTTGACGATGTTGTGAGGGGCAATATAACGAAGCTCATCATCAACATCGCCCCTCGTTATGGTAAGACCCTTTTGGTATCGCAGATGTTTCAGGCGTATGGCTTTGCAATCAATCCAGAATCGAAATTCATCCACCTATCCTATTCTGGTGGTCTGACACTGGATAACAGCGTGGCGGTTCGTGACATTGTGCAAAGTGAATTTTTCAGGACCTTGTTTGATGCCCGTGTCAAGTTCGGCTCGGCTCAAAAGGCAAAGTGGGACACTATCCAAGGCGGCGGCTTGTATGCCACATCAACCCTCGGCCAGATTACGGGTTTCGGTGCTGGTGTCACCGACAAATCAGAGGATGAGGAAATGATGGACACCTATTCCGCAATCTACAACCCTGGCCATTTCGCGGGGGCAATCGTCATAGACGACCCTATCAAGCCCGATGACGCGCTTTCAGAGGCAATGAGAGAGGCAGTAAACAGAAGGTTTGAAAACACCATCAGAAACCGTGTAAACAGCCGTAGAACCCCGATTGTGATTATTATGCAGAGAGTACACGAACATGACCTTTGCGGCTATCTGCATGAGGTGGAGCCTGACGATTGGACGGTGCTGTCCCTTCCCTGTCTCACTATTGACGAAAACGGCAACGAACACGCACTTTGGGAGCATAAGCACACGGTTGAGGAATTGCACCACTTACGAGAGGTGAGCGATTATGTGTATGAGACACAGTACCAGCAAAACCCGACACCTGCGGAGGGATTGATGTATCGTGAGTTCAAGACCTATGACGACTTGCCAGTGGGCGGGGTGAACAAATGCTATTGCGACACAGCCGACACGGGCGCGGATTTCCTTTGCGCCATCTACTATCGGGAACTGAATGGAATGTGCTATGTTACCGATGTGCTTTACACAAAGAAACCGATGGAGTACACCGAACCACTCATGGCTGAAATGTGCTTCCGTAACGATACAACTGAATGTGTGGTGGAGAGCAATAACGGCGGGCGCGGCTTTATGCGCAATGTGGAAAGGATGGCACGGGAATCTGGAAACAGCTTCACCCGCTTCATCCCACTGACCCAGACAAAGAACAAAGAGGTGCGCATCTTCACCCAGTCAAACGATGTGAACAATGTTGTGGTTTTCCCCAAAGGATGGGAACGGGCTTGGAAAGATTATGCAATCGACATGAAGACCTACCGAAAAGAGGGCAAGAATCCACATGACGATGCGCCCGATGCCACTACTGGAGTGTTTGAGAGAATGGATAGAAGCTCGTTACGCAAGTCAGGTTTGTATTGGGGCTAATTTAGAATCGGAAAAAATAAGTATATATATTTAGTTTTTTGTTGTTTGTATCGGAAAAATGTGTAACTTTGTACCATCGAAACCAATCAAAACATAGTCAAAATGGAAAACACGATTGTAAATCAGGAACAAAAGACAGGGCGAACCTACGACCTGCAAATTGAAATCACGGCCACATTGAGCGATGCTCAGGCTTACATGAGAGCTGGAGAGAATGTCAAGGCATACGACCTTATCAATCTGGCAAAGACCTATATCATTGAATCCAACTTGGAGCAAAGGGTTACGAAAGAACAACTTGCCGAATGGCAATCCAAATCCAGCAAAAACATCTAAGCCATGAAAGAAGCATTAGTCATAGAGACCCGTAGAGAGGATTACTCAATCAGCCAGTGCATGGAAAACAGATGCACGATGACCGTTGGTCAACTGAAAGCCTTGCTTGAAGATTTTGGCGTTGACGACGACACCCCAATCTTCACCAGCCACGATGGTGGCTACACCTTCGGCTCAATACAAATGTCGGACTTTGACACACTGGAGGTCGGCGATGATGAATTGGAGTGAGTACGAAGAAAGGTACGGTGAATCCAAAGAGGATTTCATCGAAGAGCGTGAGATAAGCTGGGAACAAGCAGAGGCCGATGCCGCAGGTGTCCCTTTGTTTGGCCCTCTTTAGATTTGGTGAAACAAGACCGCCGAGAGGCAGGCCGCGTGGGGCTGGGTTTATACAGGTAACTCATTTTCGATTTTTCCCCAGCCCCTTTTTTGAACGGAGTGGATAGGCTGTTAAATGGAATGCAGCACGAATTAAAAGCGTAGGACATTAGCGGGTTCGATTCCCGCCCACTCCACCAATCGTGGGAAGCACGGTTGAAAAAGGAAAAAGCATTGTAAACGCACTTGCCACGGCCATTCGAGAGAACCGCTTGTGGCTTTTTTTGTATCATCTTCCTGATGTCAGGAAAAAGGTCTTACACTTTATTGGCCTTGTGCCTGCTGTTTGCGGCTTGCAGCAAAGAGGAAGAAAAGCCCACACCAAGAACCTACGACCTCGCAGGGCGCGTCTATGAGAGGTACAATGTGAGTAACTACATACCGTACCGCCGAACCTACTACACATTGGAGTTTGTGGACGACACAATCGCCTACAAGTATCAAGGCACGGATTTGCTTGGAGAGGATTCGGTTTGGCATAGAAAGGACACCTTATTGGTGGACTATTTCAAGCCATATTTATATAGTGTGACGGATGTGTCAGAACATCAAGACGTATGGGATTGCGCAGCCTATATTGATTTTTACAGGCTGACCACACAAACCTATCCAGTGAATCACGAACACAACGGCGAAACCTATATTTCTTACCATCATTACTACACATATCGCATCAGTGACGATGAAATATGGATTTGGAGAGACGGTGAAGATGATTACAGAAGGGTTAAATGAAATTTAGACATAGTATAAATTTAAGTGTTTCCCCGATAAAAACACGATAAAAATAAGTTTATATACTTATTTTGTGTATCTTTGCAGCGGCAATGGGGAAAAATTATTGAGCATGGCAAAGAGATTTTTTGTATCTTTGCAATGCTACTAAACAACGGGAATCCGTTCCGTAGGGCAATCGGTTATTTTGCCTACTATATTATCACAGGCGGTTAGCCTATTTGCGTCAAATAATCCCCTACGGGCGGATGTTGTTTGGTAGCAGCGCAAATGTGGTTAGCCGCTTTTTCCTTACCATTAACTAATGCTACCAAACAAATGTCAAAATCAAAATCGAAAGCCCCGAAAGTTTTCAGCAGTAAGCAGTTCGGGAAGGTTCGCGCCAAGATGAACGCGGACAAACAACCAATCATTTGCCTCTACGACCTGTGTCGGAATGTGAGGCTGCAAGTGTGCCGCATCGTCAAGCAGTTGCCGAAGGAACACGTCACCCTCGACACTTGCGACAATGGAACCAGTCAGCGCATGGCCTATTATGTCACTGTGGACGGAATGAATGAATTGTTTGCAGAGACAAAGAACCGAGGCCAAAACTATGATGAATTCCATGATTGGCTCACAAGGGTAGTGATTCCAACACTACTCAACGGCGGCAAGATGCCGTTGCCACCTGCACCGACACCGACACCAAAACCATCAGCAAACAGCAAGGATGAAGCCATCCTCAACGCAGCAAAGATGTTCTACAATTACAGTAGCGGAATCGAGTTTTTCCATGGCATGATGAGGAACTTGTTTCTGCAAGAAATCATCAGGGAATCCATAGACGAAGGAAAAGTCAGCGCATTGGAAATGGCAGAGGCTTACGACTTCATAGAAGACTTGTTCGTTGCCCTGCGCTACGAAAAGCGAAACCAATTTGAGGGGCGCTTTCAAGCTCACGCTCACGCCTGCCAAGGCCTGGAAGGAGGTGAGCCATGATCAAGCAGCACACAGCCACAACCAGCATCGGTATGGACGCGGACAGCCTCGCGAAGTTGCTCGCGTTCATCGATGGCCAGTACGCCTTCATACGCCACATGGTGGGGTTCTACGCCCAGTTCCCCGAACATCTTGCCGACCCGAAGCCATCGGACTCTCCACAGCCACCGAGGAGCGGCGAAACGGTGAGGGTTGACTTCAACAGCCGCCAGCGGCTGTGACATCTCCCTTCTATATAGTCAGAATGGAAAAGCCTCGCTTCGGCGGGGCTTTTATTGTGTGGTGTATCGGGGATTGTCAGTCACGAAGTAAGGTTTGGTTGTGGCGTTGTCGAGCCGTTCCCTATTCCGCATGAGCCAGTCATGGAACGCGGGCGGCACATCACGGACGGTATTCACTGACGGGCGGTCAATACCATCGGAAAGGTCGCGCCAAAATTCCTCATCGGTTTTCAGGATATAAGTGCCAGCCGCGAAACAGGAAATCCTTGGGGTATCTTCCCTGCAACTCATCACAAATATCCACGAAGGGCTTCCCGTTGCAGGTGTGGTTGTTTGAGAGATTGACACCAATACCGACCACGGCCATCAGGTTTTGGGCCATGTCGCAGTCGGATGAGCGGTAAGCCATATTTATTTCAGTACGAGCCAGACGCATTGCGTTTTTGTAGGCTGACTTGTATTTGCCACGGCCAGCGGGGAACGCTTTCATGGCGCGTGACATACGCAGCTTGCCTTGTGAATCTCTGACCCGCCTAAACAGCAAATCGGGTTCGGCCAACAGGCTACGGATGTCGCGGCTCAACTTGGCGGCTGACCGACCTTCAAGCAGGGCAATGTCAATCGAGGCTTCCATTTGCGCCTCTAACGATTTGGTGTATTGCCATACCTTACTGGAAAGTGACAGACCACCAATCTTGCGGCTGGAAAAGGCTTTGTAGGCATCGAGGTTACGAGCCTTGGCGGTGGCACTTTCAATCCCGAAAAGGGCTTGGAGATTATCGGGCAACGAGGCCACGCGGTAAATGTCCGATATGTATTGCACGGCTTGGGCTTGTGCCTTTGACCACTCCGACCTGTCGGCATCCTGTATCACCTTGGCAATGTCGGCAGACAATTCCTTTGTGAGTTGGTCAACCTGCCGTTTGAGGCTGGGGTAGTCAGACAGTCTGAAAACTGAATCACCATCCACCGTCACGCCGTATCTGAAAACCAATTCAGACACGGCGTTAAGGTAGTCGGTGTAGAGTTTTTCAATCTGGCGGGAATAGCCGTTCACCCTACGGAAGTGGGCGATGTTCCATGCCTTCTTTTTGTCTGTGACGGGTTTCGTTGCCATACCTTATCAGATTGTCGGCTCTGTAATTTCAGTGTAGGAATCCTCGGTGCCTTCGGTAAGGATTTGCTCATAGTCGGCTGCGGGGTCGGGAGTGAGGGCGGCTTTGATAACGGATTGCTTGTGTGAAATCAGGGGCTTGTTTCCGTTGGCCGAAAGCAGGTTGTTAATCTCACTGGCAGTATCGCCGTACATGTAAGGTACAATTTCTTGCTGTATGGCCATTTTTTTGGCCGCTGTGGCGATTTCACCATCCAGCAAAGACCCCAAGTAATTTTTGATGATGGACGCGCGTCTGGCCAAGGAATCATCGAAAATCTCGCATTTGTCCTGTACCTTCAAATGGGCATCCATAAACATCAGGCGCAAGGTCATTTCAGCCACCGACCCTATGTTTTTCATATTGTCGAAGGAAATGTCAGGGGTTTGGGTGAGGGTGTAGATGAGCGCGGTCAAAGTCTCGACCTCTGTACGGGTGGCCTCGGGAGCCTGTGACCACTCCAAGTAGTAAGGCTTCACATCGGTATCGACTTCAAGGATGCCGCCTTGTTCGCCTTTCTTCAAGAAACTGCGGATGGGACCATTGACAACTGTAATCGGGGCAGAATGGTAGTCCACATTGTCCGCAAAGTTGGAAATCGTTGTTTCCAGACGGTCAACCAGTTTGTCAATGTCAGCGGTTTCGCGGTCGTCTTGTGAGATAAAGACAATCGGGATTTTGCCGAAATTGTGAAGTTTGTAGTCCTTTTGGTTGCCATCCTTATCCATGAGGGTGTAATCCTCATCAGTCCAAGTCTCGAAATAGGTAATTCTGTCGTCATCCTCTACGATGGTGTATTCCCGACTGAAAGCAATCATGTCACCTGTTTCATCGAAATAGGGATAGAGTTTGTTTTTGTCTGGAGTAAGAAGCGACACGCGGATTTTCTTGTTCTTACCAACTCCTATGCCCTCGCCTTCCTTGGTTTCAACGGTGTACCAGTATTCGGCAACCTCACTGAACGTGAACAATGCACGGGCAATCTTGCGGTTGAGCGATTTCGACTTGTTATCCTTCAACACCTTCTTATAGGCTTCAAAGGCTTGGCGGTCGGTCTCGTTGTTGATGATGCAATCCTGATTGACCTCATTCCCGAAACAGAATGAGACCGCATGATTGATGATGAGTTTCTGGAAGGCCAACGCAATGCGGGCTACTTCCTCGAATTTAGTACCAGTGTCAGTTGTGACCTCTTTCTTCTTTCGTATGGTTTCGTCCATCACATCGTGTTTCAACGGGTCAATGGCTTTAATAGCCTGTTCAACATCGACTTCGGGTTTGTTCCTGTGCTTTTTCAGCAAGGGAATCACAGCGGCTGGGTCAGCCCCTTTGGTAATGTCTACGAGTTTCATTTTGTTAAGGATTGAAGATTGAAATTTTCGGCAAAATTAAAAAAGTTTACTCATTTGCGTAAATTTTGTACGCACTTTTGAACAATGTTCGTATATTTGCCGCCGAAACCCAATTAAAACTTTCAAAATGGACTTATTAGAATTACTGAAACAAAAGTTTGCAGGCGTTCAAGGAATCCGACCTGACACGCTGGCGCAACTGGCCATCGTTGCCGCGTTAGTTGCTACAACGGATGAAGAAAAGAAATCCTATGTGGAGAAACTCACCCAACAGCAGGTGGAGGCTTTCCAAAAGGATTATCGTAAGAGTGTTGATCAAGAAATCACCAACAGCACCAAGACCTACAAGGAAAACCTTCTTAAGAAGTACGACCTTGTTGAGAAAAACGGCGGGGCTGGCGGTGAGCATCACGATGACGACCCCAAAAAGGAGTTGAAGGAAATGCTTCAAGAAATGTTGAAGCCTATGCAGGAACAAATCAATGGCCTTGCCAATAAGAACCAGACAGACGCGCGTCAAGCAAAGCTGAACGAGGTTTTGACTGACTGCAAGGATGAGATTCTGAAATCAAGTACATTGACGACCTTCCCGATGATGAACTTCGCCGATGATGCCGCATTCGACACCTACATCACTTCATTGAAAGAGAATGTGGGTAAAGCTAACAAAGTAATTGCCGAAAGGGGTTTGCCTGACACACCTCCAAAGTTTTCCACCTCGGTTGACGAAAACGAGGTGTCACCTGCGATGAAGGCGTATGTCAAGGAAATGAATGGAGGCGAAAACCAACCTAACAACGATTAACGCAATGAACATCACTAACAGAAAAAAGAGCGTGTCGTTTCCCAAAGTGTGGGCAAAGTGTCTCGCTGACTATCCCAATGGCAAGGGAATCTACACCGCTGACTTGGGCGGTGATGTCGTGTACGATGGTACCCCAGTTTATTTGAGTTCGGGTATCTGCAAGGTACAGAAAACCGCTATGGTGTACGAGAACGCGGGTTCATCCGCGACCACGTACAAAATCTACAAGGGAAGCCACCTTAAGGTTGGCGACACCGTGACGAATGGCAGTACCAGCTACGCCATCACTGCAATGGACAAGAGCAACGCACTTTACGACACCATCACCGTGGGTACCACCCTCGGAGCGGCCACGAAGGACACCACCGTCCTTTTTGTTGGCAGCAACACTGTTGTCGGTTTGGTCACTGGCCATCACGAAGTGCTGGAAGTTGGTAAGAACCTCGAAGCTGGCGTGGGCGTGATTGGCACTGTCAAAGAGGCCAATCTGAAAACCCCGCTCACCTCGACCATGAAATCAGCCCTGAAGGGTGTAGTATTCATTTAATCAAGGAAAGGGATTAGACAATGATACCGAGTTTGTTAAAGACCTTCAACGCAAAGGATGTCCAGTATCTGGTGAACAATTTCCAGTATTTCTTGGACAATAAGTTTGCCTTCACGAGATTGTTCCCCTCGAAGCAACGCACCACCCTGACTTGGGCTGCAGTTGAGGGCGCAATCGGAAAGAACATCATCGCAAATGTTGTGGCCCGTGGCGCATCAATCGACATGAACAAGCGTCCCGATGTCAGCAAAATCACGGGAGACATCCCGAAGATTGCCATTGGCCGTGACATGGACGAAAACGAGTTGTACGAGTATCAGGCTCTGTTGGCACTCAATGCCGACAACCCGAATGGCGTTCAGTTCATCAAGGATTGGGCTGACGATTACAGATACTGCTATCAGGGTGTCATGGGTCGTCTGGAATGGATGGCCATGCAGTCAATCTCTCTTGGCAAGTTCAGCCTCACCACCTCTAACAACAATGGAGTGGTGACCGAGACCGCCATTGACTATCAGCTTGACAGCGCACAAAAGATTGGAGCCAACACCGCCTATTATTCCAGTGGAACCAACGGTAAGCCTCTTTCGGAGGATATTCCCGCTGCCCTCGCCATTGCGGAATCGCGCGGTTTTGAAATCCATGTCATCCGCATGAACCGTGCCACTTGGGCGCGTTTCGTACAACAGGAGGAGGTCAAGAACTTCTGCGCTACCTTCGTGCAGAATGTGACCAACACCCAGAATGTGCCGTCATTGGCTTCGGTCAATGCGTACCTTGCCACCCATGCCGACCTGTACGGTGACCTGCGCATCGAGATTGTCCCCTCGAAGTCCATCATCGAGCTTTCCGATGGTGCCCAGTCAACGGCGGTCAACTTCGCTGATAAGGTCATCGGTTTCTACACCGAGGGCGCGATTGGCGAAACCATGTGGGTGCGTCCTGTGGATATGAATGTAGCCGACAAGTCCATCAAGTCGATGAAGGAGTTGATGATGTTCAAGCACTTCGCAACCGAAGACCCCGTGGTTGAAAAGACCATCGGCCTCGCCAACGCCTTCCCAGTCTGGAATCAGGCTCCGAACTGCGTCCTTTTGGACACTTCGGGTACTTCGTGGAGCTTGGGCTAAACCATGTGTGAGCAATGACGAACAAAGAATACATATCAAGCACTTTGGGGTTGTTCGGAATCACCGATGATGTCATCGAAGTCATGTTGCTTGACGCTGACCTCAATGGTAGTGACTATTGCGATGTGTCGGCCTGCAAGCGAGCCATGCTTTCGGATTTCCACCTCATCCGCGTTGCGGCTCACCGCAATGTGACAGAGGGCGGATTCTCGATGTCGTGGAGTGACTGCGAGACAGCATTAAAGAACTTCCAGAATAAGCTGGCCGATGAGGTGGGTGACGACGGCAACCTCAACGGTGCTGGATGTAGAGACAGGTCAAACCTATGGTAAGTATGTATCCACATAAGCTGTATGTCATATCCGCTGGAAGTTCTCGCAACGCCAGCGGATATGTCGTAACCTCGGCAGTCCGTGAAAGGCTGGTGGGGCAATGCAGGCTTGAAACGAGCGGGCGGGGAACGGAAGTTACCCGTGAGGATGGTTCCTCTGTTGTGTGCCATCACACAATCTATTGCCCGAAAACGGTTTGCGCCATCCCATCAAAGACCTTAATCAAGGTATGCAACGGGGATTGCGTAATACTTACAGGTGAAGTGGTGAACACCATCAAATCTCAAATGCACGTCAGGATATGGGTATGAAGCAAAGCGGACAATCGGCAAACGCTATGGTTGACGAATGGGTTGAAAAATTTGTCAATGCAGCAATCCAAGCCATGGGCAAACTTGGCATGGAGTGTGTCAACCATGCAAGGCAAATCCCCAAAGACATCGGTTTTGAGGACCATACGGGCAACTTGCGCTCCAGTATCGGGTTCAAGTTGTTTGTGGACGGGAAGCCAGTAATGGAAGATTACCGTAAAGTTCTCAATGGCGATGAGGGAATGACCAAAGGCAAGGCATTGGCTGATGAGGTCGGGCAACGCTGCCAAAGCGACCAAATCATGCTTGTGGTGACTGCTGGCATGGAGTACGCAATCTATGTGGAATCCAAAGGCCGCGATGTCATCACATCGGCTGAAAGCCTTTGCTACGAGAATCTGCCAAAGCTGAGAACCCGTATTGATGAAATGGTTAGAAACGCGGTTAGGAGGCAATAATGGTTACCGATAGCGAAATCAACGAGGTATTTTACCAGTGTTTTGTTGAGGCGACACAGGGGCAAACCCCAGCCATCAGCATTGGTGGTGTAGTCTGCAACAAAGACAGGGAAGAAACCATTGGCGAGGATATAGTTGTCATCACGACAAACGTAGTCGGTGACGAATTTCCCCAAAACGCGCTTGTGAACATCAACGCCTACACCTTCGATGTGCCTGAAAGCGGCAACGGCTTAGTCAGGAATGGCCAAAGGCTTTCCCAGTTGGCCAAGGCGATTGCAAAGTATCTGGATGGGCTTTCGTTCCCCAATATGGAGCTTGTCATTGAGAACATTGCCGAGGTGGAGGAAAAGAGTATCAACCAGCATTATAAGAACTTCCGAGTTCGTCTATTCATTTACGACAATTTCAGTTAAACATTAAAAAATAGGAGATTACAACAATGGCAGAAGTGAGAGTTATTTCCATGGGATTAGCCAAGGTTGAGTATGGCGATGTCGCAGACACGGGCGCGATGCAATCCGAGCTGACCCAGTTAGGCTACACCTATAAGGAAAGCTTCGAAATGCAGACAGACGAGCCTTCCGTTGAAGAGTTCTATGTCGAAGAGGTTGACCCGCCTCTGGATATGTCTGGAGAATTGGGCAAAACCGTCTTTGAGTGGGACATCCTCAACCCGAAAGTCACTGAAATGGCCGCTTTGGGTGGCGGTACGGCCACGGCTGCTGACAACAAACTGGAAACGGCTGATGCTTGGACTTCAATCGAAAAGGCGTTCAAGTTCACGCCTAAGAAGGGTTTCATCGTCAGCGTTCCCCGTGCCAGTGTGATTGCCTATCCAAGGAATGGCTTCAAGAAAGGCCAACCGATGCTTTGGCATGTCAAGGCAACGGTGCTTCAAATCGAGGTCAAATCTGGGAATGGCACACCTGCAAAGCCGATGATTTTGCAGAAACTCACCTAACGACAAAACCAAATGAAAAGGGCTGCTTCACGGTAGCCCTTTTCGACAAAAAGAAAAAAAGGAAATGGATAAGAAAAAGTTAGAAGAATTAGAAGCGCAAAAAGAGACGCTGAAACGCATCGTGGAGAATGGAATCAAATTCTCTATCGACCGCAGCGTAAAAACCCGTCAGAAGGGGATTCTGGGCTTCCTACGGCCAAAAATCATCACGCAAATCAGGGAAGAATACACAATCCAGCAACCAACATTGGGTGTGCTTGACAGATGCTCCGTGATTTGGCTGAAATTCAAGTTAAGCGAGCTTGAAGGTCTCGAAGATAGCAAGGCTATGGATGCAGCCTACGAATTGGCACACCGACACTCGAAAGAACTTGCATTGGTGCTTGCAATGCTGGTAGTGGGTGAATCGTATTTCGCTGACGAAGAATGGGGCGAAAAGGAAACGGCTCGTTTGTCGGATATTTTCTACAAAGCAATCAAGCCCAGTCAAGTTTTCGACTTGGCATTATTCATCAACACCGCAAACGGTATGGTGGATTTTGTGAACTCTATGCGATTGATGCAGATGTCCGAGACGACAGCTCCGACAAATCGCATAGACGAATGGTCGGAATGAAATCGACATTGGGTCGGAGAGGGATGATCTGCAAGGAACTTGGATGGAGCCTTGAATTTGTGGAACACGGCATCAGCTATGCCAAACTCCAAATGATACTGATGGATATGCCTCGGTTCGAGGATAGCGACAAAAAGCGAGACACACTGACAGAAGATAACGCGGATGAGATTTTCAATATGTTGAACAAACGAATGGGGGTAAACTAAAATGGCAACTGGAAACGGCGGTTTGCACTTTGAACCAACGATGGATGTGAACGGCATCAGAAAAAGTGCTCAAGAGGTGAAGCGGGAAATCACCGACACCACAACGACCAAAAGCAATACATCAAGGGGCTGGAGGCTGAATATTCCAAACTTGAAAAGCGGCTGAAAAGTATGCCCAAAGGCACGGCAAAGCAAGCGATTCAGGGTCAGATGAGTTCGCTTCGCCATGAAATCGAATCAGAGAAAGAAGCCCTGAATGCGATGGAGGTTGCAGTCCAGAAAAACGCGAAGGCGCATCAGTCGTACCGTACCCAACTTCGGCAGGTCAATCAGGAAATGATGGAACTTGCGGCCAATGGCCAGCGGGACACAGAGGCTTACGCTAAATTGCAGGCAAAGGCAATCGAGCTAAAGCAAAACATGAGAAACCTCGGCAAAGAGTTA